AGCCTGTACCTGGACGTGAAATACCGCATTCTCTGGTTCAGATGTTGTCATCCAACTGGGAAGATCGATTCAGACATTTTGCATGTGGATGAAAAGTCAGCAGTTGTATGCTGCAAACTCTATAATGACCGCAATGATTCTCCAGACCAGTACATTGCCAAGGCCACAGCCCAGCGCTTTGCTTCTGATGAGAAGTATGGGGATCGCTATCTAGAAACAGCAGAAACCGCAGCAATGGGCAGAGCTCTTGCGGCGGCTGGATATGGAACCCAATTCTGCGGAGCCGCAGATGCCTTTGGCAATGATATTGTAGATGCACCTCTGGACTTTAACATGGTGGATGACATGGAGGAAAGTGGCGATGTGATTAGTGCTGTACAGCACGAAACGAATTCGTTGCCGCAGTCAAAGCAGACAATTCCGCCTAATCCCACACAGCATGTGCCGCAGCCTGTTCCGCAATCGGCTCAGCCGAAGGCAGCACCGGTCACGCTGGAGGACTATTTGAACAGTATGACCTTGGATGAAGCCAAAAATGTAAAGATCACCTTTGGTCGCAATGCAGGCAAAACTTTGGGCCAGCTTGCTATGACCAATCCTAGGGATCTGGATTGGTACTGTAAGAACTATTCTGGACGTGACCTTGCGCTCAAGGCAGGGGCAATCTTGCTTGTCAGCGCAGTAACAGAGAAGGCAGGCTGATAATGGATACTTACCAAGCGGGTGATATATGCACCTATTCCTTTGGGAATAAAAATAGGTCCGTGGCCATCGTCGAGATAGTAAGGCTTTTGGATGATCTAAGAGGTGCTGCGGAGGTTCGTTTTCTGGATGTCATAATTGATGATACAGGAAATGGCTTTTTTCTCTACTTGCTGAAGAGTGGAAACACAATGAATGCCAGCCTCCAGTTCCTTAAAAAAGAAGGATCTGTTTAGATAGGGGGTGAAGCGTCATGGGCATCAGCAGCGAACTCCCATGTTCAATTGCCGATGTTGTCGATTTGTTGGGTATTCAGGTCATTCGCAATACAGGAACTCAACTGCATTGCCGGTGCCCATTCTGTAATGATAGAAAATCACATTTTAACGTAAAGCTCTCCTCGAACGTGTATCGTTGTAATCGATGCGGCAAAGGAGGCGGGGTCTTGAGCCTATATGCTGAATTCAACAATAT